CATTGCCACCCATTGTGATAATTTCCGCTCCACGCTCACCCACTAAGTAGCTATTACCTGCTTGTACATCGCCACCCATTGCCCTTGCACCGCTAAACTTTTGATTTTGAATAGTGGCAATCTGCACCGCACCTGCTACGCCTGCGGTAGCAGCTAGTGCAAAACCAAGTGGGAATGGCTGTACGGCTAAAGCGTTTGTAATAGCTGTAGCAGTATTAACAATGGCTTGAGCGATTGCAGCAGCTTTGCCAATTTCAAATAGCTTTCTGTTTTCTGTCTGCATTAACGTAGCAAGATTACCGAATAATTGACTCATTGCACTGAGTCTGTCTAGTTCAATTTGTCTCTTTCTATCGGCTTCTTCTTTAGCAATGGCCACGCGCTCATCGGCTGCCTGTTGTTCGTTTTGTTTACGAAGTATTGCAGCCTCATTTTCTAAAATAGCACCTCTAGCAATGCCTCGCTGTATAATTGCCTCGCGTTGTAAATAGGCTTGATTGACAATATCATTTTTTGTCGCAAAACTTTGGCGTAGCGCGTCTAACTCTTGCGCTTGTTGTGCCATAAAATTATCAACTTCTTGCTGTTGCGCTTTGGCTTCTTCTTCGGCTTTTAATGCGTCAATTTTTGCATATTGAATACGTAACAACTCTTTTTGTTCTGGCAATAACTTGCTTAATTCTGTATTTTGCAAGTCAAAGTTAAGTTTTGCCAACTCTGACTCATTACCCCATAATTCAACTCTTTCTTTTGCTGACAACAAAAGAGAGTTATATTTTTCTTGTAACTGGTCAGCATCTTTAGATTGTTGTTTTTTGTTTTTTTCTGCTTCTTTTTCGGCTTGAAGCTGTTTTTTTCTTTCTTCAAAAAGCTCTTTTGTTGATTTTATTGTACTTTCGTTTATCCAATCATCAAGCAAAGCATCAAGCTCTTTCTGTTTTCTTAACTCATCCCTTGCTTTTCGCTCGTCTTGAATCGCTTTGACTGCCGTGTTTCCTGCACCTAAACGCGCATCACGCTCGGCTAAAATAGCAGCTATAGAATCCTTGCGCTGTTTGTCTAGCTCATTCCAACGCTCGGCACTAATAATCAATCCTTCTTTGACATAATCAAAAAATGACTTAACTTCGACTTGTGCAATTTTGAATGATGTTGCAATGTTGACTGGCAGATTTGTAAAAGCGTCAGCTAAAAACGAGGCGGTATCACCACCATCTTTTTTAAGTACGCCTAAATATCCCAAAAACTCAACGGTCGCACTTGATAAATCATCAAAAGCATAACTCCACAATTTAAATTGATAAGCTGCTGTTTCTAGTGGTTGCCCACTGTCTAACCAATTACTAATACCCTCTAATGAGCTAACTAATGATTTGCTTGCACCAACTGCTGTATCCAGTTGACCAACAAATAAAATCATAGAGTTTTTAAGTTTTGTTGATGCTTGCCCGATTGTTGTATTTGTTTTTGCGTATAAATCATCAACAACTTGAGATTGCTCTTGTAGTGCTGATATTAAAATATCACTTGTGAGCATCCCTTCTGCTGCTAGTTTTCGTAACTCGCCTTTTGGCACTTCTAACGCTCTTGCAAATGCGTCTAGGGCGGCAGGTGCGTTTTCAGCCACACTATTAAATTCATCGCCACGAATTACACCGCTTGCCAATGCTTGACCGAATTGTAAAATAGCAGCCTCTGCTCCTTGCGTGCTTGCGCCTGATATTGCTAATGTTTTTGCAAATGTTTCAGTGATTCTAGAAACATCCGTCATTGATACGCCTAGTTTTTCGGTATTTTGACTAATTTTAAAATAGAGGTCTCCTGTTGCGCCTAGTGCTTGTCCTGTTCTTTTCGCAATTTGTGCTACTTCATCAGTGGCATAACCTAATTCTTGAGTGGATGATGTTACTAATTTTAATTTATTTTGTAGCGATGTATAAGCATCGGCATATTCAATTATTTTATGCACAGCAAAAACACTTGCCAAAGTAGCAGCCATGCGGCCTAATGCACTCTCTGCCCTGTTCCCTGCTTTTTGTAAGCTGCCTAATGCACGCTCACCATCGCGTAAGCGTCTAGTGTCAACTCCTAGCCCAATCATTAGTAAGTCAGCCATATTTTTTACCTCTTTTTACCGATTGAGCGTAACGCACTTTTTAAATCTGTTGCTACTTGTTCGCGCTTTGATTGTGTCATTTTTGGCAACATAGGACTAGGACAATTTGGGTCTGTCGCTTCGTTTAGCATATCAGCATAAGCAGCCGATAACATCATAATTGTAGCAGATTCAAAAGGACAAAGCCTAAGTCCTGTTAAGTCACACCATGCCTTTAATTCTGACCATGACAATCGTTTTGCTATACCATCATTATAGGTCACTGTCCCTGCATTGTGTAATAAGTCGATAAGATAATGGCCACATTCTAAAAGTGGCATGAGTGCGGATTCGTTAGGGTTCTTTTGTTGAAATGACTTAAGGCGCGTTGTACGATTGTACTCTTTCGCGCCTTTAGTTTGTGGGCAGCTATTCCACCATGCTTGCTGTCTAACGTAGAGCTTTAACGGCTCTACGCATTGATAAAAAAATTGGCACGGTCACCAATGGCTATGTCGATTTGCTCACGAATCCATTTATATTTTGTGTAAATATCAATAGCGTTTTGGCGAGTACATTCGATTTGTTTGCCGCCCTCGCTGATACCTTGCCAGTCTTTTGTGCAATCAGCCAATAGCTCGATGCTGTCTTTTTCGTTTGATTCTAAGTCAATATCTTTAGACTTTCGTGCAATTTGAGCTTTTGCACGTGCTTTGATTGCGTTTTGAAACACGCTCGAATCTTTGCCGTAAACTTTAATTGTCGCATCTAATTCAACACCAGTTACAGGGTGCTTTAATTTTACATCGACACAATCAACGGGTAATAACTGCAATAAATCCATGATAAAACCTTTTTATAATTGCCCCTATTGCTAGGGGCTTAGTCAATTATGGTAATGCAACAGGGATAATGTCGGTATTGATTTCTAAATTAATAGAACCCGACAAAATTTGGTCAACACTGCCAACATTAGTCTTAAACGACATAACCATAGCCGAAAAGTAATCTTTTGAGCCGTCTTGGTATGTGATGCGAAACGCTTTGTTAGCATCAGACGCTAAAGCCGTCTTAACAAGGATTTGACCTGCATCATCACGGTCTAACGCCAACTGTAAAGCCATCGTACCGTCATTATAAGAGCCTTTACGTTTAATCGTGCGGCGGCTTGCCACAGGGTTATGCGTAACTGTTGCATATTCGCGGCCAAACTCGCCTAAATCTGTTACCTCGCCAATAGCTGCCCATGTTAAAGCTGCATAACCTGCCGCATCATCGGTTGCAGGTAATGCAGCACTAATGGCGATAGTAGTACCTGCGCTTGTTTGTACAATTGAATCTGTCATCTTGAGTTACCTCTATTTAATTTGCTGATAATTGATAGACACAGGCAACATATACCATCCGTCTTGAGTAAAACCAACGCCTACACTGCCTGTCTTGTCTATTCTAACATTGTTAGATAATAACGTATTTCGTGCAAATGCGCTCAAAATTAAATCAGCAATCTGTGCGGCTCTAACTGTGCCTGTGCCATCTTTAACCAAAACTAAGCATTGCATAATACCTAACGTTTGGTCTGTTGTTGCAATGCCTAGTGCGTTTGTTCCTGCATTCAAAATACTAACGCGAATATGCTCGCCTGTTGGTGGATTCGGTTTGCTATTGTTTAGGCTGTTTGGATAGTAAATTGTAGGCAATGATGCTTTGATTGTCTCTAATTTATCAAAGAGTGCTAACTCAATTTGCGCTTGACTCATTGTACACTCCTGACCGCATTTTCTAACTCTTGCAATGCCATTCTTGCGCTAACTCGCACCATGCCGCTCGGTGCTTGTTGACTGTGGCCATATTCTAACGCTTGAGCATAAGGCAATTTATTAGTTAAGTAAAACACATGGCCATTGGCTGAATTAGCAAAAGGTATAACATGGTCAATACTTCCGATTCTGTTAGCTGTTTTTACCGCTCCAGTGTAAGGCTGGTCAAGTGATGCTTGCCAATTCGCGCGAAATAAACCTGTATCAACTGGACTCATATTGTCAACACGTCTGCTAATGTTAATACAAAACGCGGCTACGGCTTTAGCTTCGGTAATAGCCAATTTACGCGCCAGTTTTTTAATATCATCATTAAACGACATTATAATCGCCCTTGCACAATGTATAAAATGCTTGTGTCGCTTGGTTTAATTTCTTTAACAGCAACAATACTATATTGCTGTCCGTTTGTCTCAATTCGCTGATTAGCCGAAACAATAAAAGCACTTGACACTAAAAACTTAACATCATGCGCTTGTAGTACAAAATCATTATTATCGTTGCTTGTGAATGAGCTTTGCACAAGTTTGATTGTTTCGCTCGTTTGGCTAATAGTCGGCTGATAATCTGTGCCTGTGTTTGTCTCTGTAATTAACAAAGCATCTCGGCCATTTTCTCTAATTAATCGCTCTGATGTTTCGGCCAATCTAGCGTAATTGATAGCCATTACAATGACCTCATAACACCTGTAGCACTTGCCACGTATTTAGATAAGGCCGCGTTAATTGATCGTAAAATAGCAGTTGGCGAGGCGTTCTGTTGGTACTCAACTTCTAAAACATCAACTTTTTCGCGCTTAATTGCTCGGTCAATTGTAGCTAATGGGTCATAACCATTATTAATTGATAAAGCAATAACGTGTTGCGCCTTTACAATACCGCTTGGCACAATTGCACTATCTAACAAAACGTTATCAACATACACATACTGACGCGGCCAAGAATTATCTTGATCTTCTTCGGTTTTATACCCTTTGTATTGCTTGGTTTCCATGTAATCCATTGCTTTAGTCAATGCAATGGCGGCATTAGGTGCGGTAACAGTTACGCCACGCGCTAAAGCAAATGCAATAAAATCATCGTCTGTTGTATAGCCTATTGTTACTGTCATGTTTTATATCAATCCAAAACAATCACAAAGTAAAAAGGGGCGGTTAAGCCCCTTTATCAGATTAACCAAGCAATGTTGCGGTATGCTCAGGCTTGATGTTTTTAACACCCCATGCTAACGCAATCTCATAACGGACTTTGCGGTAGCCTGGATACATTGCAACCTCAAACGCCAAACCACTGCGAGGGTCTTGAATGGTCATCACATCGATAGCCATATCGCCCTCTTGCGGACGCTCAGGCATACGAGTAGCTAACACAATCGCGCTACGGCTAAACGCCATGTTGCGAGGCGAAGTAGCCAACACGGTAATAGCACGAGTTGCAGCACCTTGAGCTTTACGCAAGCCTGGTGCTGCTAAAGTGATTGTGTCACCGCTTGCAGGGTTTGCACCTGCAAAAGTAGCAGAGGCAACAACATACTGGTTAGTATCATTAGCAAACGTAATCACATCACCTGCGCTAACTGTGCCTGTACCTGCTGTAGCCAATGGGATAACAGTTTGGCCAACGGTGAACGCTGCACTTGTTGATGTTGCGCTTGCCATTGTGCCGCTTGTCGGGTTGTAAATCTGTGCAGATTCACGAATCGACACGCCGCTAGGCATTGCCAATATGCCTTGCTGTGCAAGGGATTGAGCGGCGGAATCACGTGAAGAGTTGATATTGTACAAAGTATGCAAGTTTGCACCTGCGTTTGTATCAATAACTAATTGTAAATCGGATGTTGGTGCGCCATTGTCAACTAAGATTTTACGTGCTGCGCTTAATGCTGCTGTGTTAGTGATAAATGGCACAGTGCCTACAGTACCTGCGGCACGGCTAGTGGTTGCGTATAAAGCAGCTAAATCAACTTCAACAGCATTGGCAAGGGTACGCATAGCTTGAGCGATTTGATTAGCACGGATGGTTAAATAACCTGCACCACTATTTAAACCAACTTGCTCGTTACCCTCCCAAGAAAATGGCACAGCTTTAGATTTTGTAATCTGTACGCTAACCTTACCAATAGTTTGGTCGGCTGCGCTTGGTACGGACATAGCAGGTGTAGTATCTACCAAGCTATTGCTAGATGGTGCAACAGCAACAGTTACGTTTTGACCAACAGATGCACGATTGACTTGTGCATCAGTTGTAACAGCTGGAATAAAGCCGATTAACTCACGAGAAACAACATCTAAAGCCGCGTATAAATCTGGGATTAAGCCTGTTAATGTGTTAGACATAATAATAAAACCTCTTAGCTAGTGATTGTGCCGCCATTTTTAAAATGTTCGGCTCTTTGGTTTGGATTCATCGCGTCAAATTGTGCGCGTGTAATCGTTTTAGCAGCACCGCCACCATTTAAAACATTCTTGCCATGGCCACCGCTTGATACAGTAGCTTTTAGCATTGCGGCATAAGTGTCTGATTTTAAAATATCAGCTTTAAACCCTGCCAAGTCTAACGAAGTAGCACCGCCGTCTTCGTCTGTAAATGTGTATTTATCTGTTTCAGGGTCATAACTTACCCTGTCAGAAATTAACTTTTTAAACGCTTTAGCCCCTGCATCGGTTGCAAGTGCCGATAATTCATTAACAACAGCATCTCGCGCCTTTTTAATCACCACAGCATCACGTTTAGCAATTCGCTCTTCGTACTGTTTAATCGTTTCACCGTGTCGCTTTTCGCTATCTGCTAAAATTTCATCAATTTTACCTTCGGCTTTTAGCTTTTCTAACGCTTTTCGCTCGGCTTCGGCTGCACGTTCGGCTTCTTTCGATTTATAGCCCTTTAACTCGTTGGCTAATGTGTCGCGCTCTTCGCCTTTGCGTTTCATCGCACCGATGACCGTAGCAAAATCTTTATGCTGATAGATTTTATTGCCGTCTTTTTCAACTTCAACATAATCAGCTCTAAACTTTTCGGGTATATCGTCTAAACTTTGAACTTCAATCATAATCAAAACCTTTGACTTGTTTGTTATTGTACGCCATTTACAGCCACAGGCAAGGGCATACTCTCTATCATGCCGATAATTTCCTCAGCCTCTCCGCTAAGATACCCACCTGCAATCAATTTCTCAATAGCCATTTGTGGGGTCATTAGTCTATCCATCACTAACTCACGAATTGCCCGTACTTCATCGGGTGTTAGTTTCGTAGATGTAAACTCACGATTAAGCACTAAATCAACATCGGACGGCATTAGTGCTAAACCCTCAAACTCACCACAATACGCAATGATGTTTTTATATGCTCGCTCGATGTTGTTAGTTAGCATTGTTAAAACCGCTTTCTCGTTAGCGTCCTTGATTTGCACTTCGCCTAATGTTTCTTGGCTCTTGTCTTGCGTGTCAAAACGGCCACCAATGGCGCGAATCTGTTTGGCGTTTTCATCCATATAACGGAATAAGGCATCACCATCGGCAGTTAGTTTTAGAATATCAATGCTTACACCATCGGGTAAAAAGTTATGCACACCTGCACCAAACGCGAAGTATTTACGCCCGTTAATCGTATCAAACTCTTCTTTTTTGCTTTCGTCCCATCCGCTTGAGTAACTTGTATCTTGCAAGATGCGTAAACGCTCTTTTAAGTCAGCACTCACTTGATAACGCGCATGAGCTTTGTGACACAATGGCGCAAGATAACCACCTTCAAGCTGTAATGTTCCTGCGAGTTTGCGCTCGGTCTGTACCACCTCAACAGGTATATAAGTTAAGTTTCTGCCCATCGCTTGCGGATAAATACGCTCTTCTTTTTGGATTGATGCTTGGCCGTTATAAACTTCTAATTCTTGCCAGTAGCCCAATTCATCAATGCCTAATTCTAAGCACACAGTAACATTAACATTTGTACCGTTTTCGTCCTTGCGTATTTCGTCAGACTCTAAGCGCATATAGGTAAAAGTTAGTCGTCCGTTTACTTTGCCAAACGCCCAATCTTTTAATGACTCTCGTGTATAGTGCTTAATGCTTGCGCGTTGGTTTAGTGCGGCTTTGTCTGCAATAGATAATTCAACATCAAGGCCGATTGGTAACTGGTCATACTCAGCAAGTAAAATATGATAACCAACTTGCAAACAGTTGCTTGCTGTAATCTCGATTGATGCTTGTAAACTCAGCCAATCTCCATCGCTGTCATCAATCAAATAGTTTAGTCCATCTGGTAAATTAACTTTGGCAGGGTGGCGGTTCATTGCGCCTAGCAAGTCGTTAAGCGTACGGCTTGGGAAGTCTTCAACCTCTGCCCCCATCTTATACGCTTCGTAACGCCTCACTTGTTCGGGTGTATTGCACTCTAATTGATTAGGATGCGGTAAAAACTTAACGCCCTCGCGCTTGACTGCTGCTTCGCCATCGATAAACTTACGAATAAGCAATAACTCATCTTGTGCTGCTATGTAGTTTGTGTGCGCTGTGTGCTTTGTCATAGTTTCGCCTTTCTAAATGCTGCATCATAATCGTCAAGTGCTTTCATTTCTTTCAATGTCAACGGTCTGCCATTCATGTCCGTGAATTTCTCAATAGATAGCCCACCTTCTTTAAATAGTTTAGCACGAGTTTTGCCTAGTGATGATTCAATAAACCAATCGGGCTGTGACCTTAGCCATGCGTCCATACTCGTTTTGGCATCAATCTGACCTGCCTTAAATATAGCAGAATCTTTACGTCCTGAGTATGTAACTTTTGACGGTACATCTTTAGCTTCTTGGCCTTGTGCGCGTTGTTCGTCTGCCTTTGCGCGTCTTGCGTCTAGTCTATCAGATTTTTTAGTAAACGCCTCCTCTGCGGCTTGGCCATCTTGACCGCCCACACTCGCCTTAGTCCCTGCAAATGGGTCAAAACCAATCGGTACTAACGTCAATACACTGCGACAATTAAAATGTAATGGCGGCTTAGGTGTAGCAGGGTCATCTAAAGCATAAATCTTTTGTAATTGCCCAAAATGCCTACACGTTAAAGTTGTACGATTATCGAAAGTTGCTAAAAAGATTCGCCCTTGTATTAAGTCAGCATTTGCCTGTGCTGCAACATCACGCGCCTTGTTTGCATAGTGATTAGCACCTGTACGCACTAAAGATTCTGCTTCTCGTGCGCCTGTGTTAGTGATTAAACCATCAAGATAATTGTTAGTTTTAGTGCCAATTAGCCGCTTAGTCATCTCTTGCACTGTTGCGCCTGATTCGTAACCTGCTCTTATTGTGTTGTCAATAATACGCGCTTGTGTGCTATTTGTTGCGCCTGCGATATATTCGCGCCATGTTCCCACTTGTGCAACTGTAGCACCTGCTAAAACCATCGGAGTATTAACAGCTTTTAATATTGCAGCATCGCTAACTGCTGTTGCGCCTGATAACTCGCCGACTACATGGCTTGATTCATACTTAGCCAAGTCAAAAAGGTCATTTGTTGTACCCTCCCACATAGCATTCATTTTTTCAGCAACCATCAGGGATACTTGACGGCGTAAAGTGTCAAAATCTTTGCGGCTCATACTTGGCTCATAGTCTGCTAATGCCACTTTTACAGCTTGTGACAAGTCAAGATAGCTTGGCATGATGCGTGACTGTACGATACCTGTCACTAATCTGGACACTGTCAACTCATGGCGTAGTGAACTATCTATCGTTAGCATTTAAAATCCACTCATATTGATACCGCTCGAACTTGGCTTTCGTACTGGCATTTCGTAAACAATAGGATAACCTGTCGCGTCGTTTTGGTGGTCAAAACCGCTCTTTTTGTCAGGCTCTCCGTTTTTATCATACGCTTGCTGTTCTAAACACGCTACAACATCAGGGCATTTTGACGCATTAACCCACATTTTACCGTTAGCCAGTGCGCCATTGACGGCTAAAATACGGTCTTTAACTCTTGGATTGCTTGAATTTACTTTAACCGTAAACCCTGCCCGTCTTAGCAATGATATATCGCTTTCGCTTGCGTTTACTGTTTTGCGACTATTGCCGCTCGCATCGGGATAAATTGTTATTTTGTGTCCTGCGTAACGCTCTTTTAATACTTGGCATAACTCAGGGGTATCATAAATACCTGTTAATTGGTCAACTGCGTGCCATCCGTTAATGCGTTTTACATAGACTGTCGAAGCCATTGCACCCACGTTAAAATCTTGTCCGACAAATAACGGTTCACGCTCTTTTATTGTCTCGTTGCTGTTGCATCGGTTTCTGTCGTAATTTTTGTAAATTGTGCCACTTGTTAGGTTACAAAATTGGCCGTTCAAATAAGCATCAATCAATTCAGGGGGGTACGATTCGCGTAATGAGTTTATGTAATCATCGGGTAAATTAGCCTCATTGTCATATGTTGATGCGTGAATGACTGCATAGTTTTCTTTTAGCTCAGGTTTAATGTTTGGCAGTTTTACAAATTGCTCATGCACAAACTTAAATCCTTCGGGCGTTGTCGTTACGTCAATACCATTCCGCAATCCCTCAGCTTTATATCTCATACGCGCGATAATTTTACGCCAAGCATGACGCGCTTTATCTGTCGGCATGGTGTCTAATTCATCGACTAACGCATGGCCAATTTTAAAACCGATAATTGTTGCAGGTTTATCCATTGAGCGACAAATAATAGTCCCTA